TGTATTGCGCTGTCGCGCGACACTGCAGGGACAGGTCAAGGATGTCCGGGTTGATTCTCATGGCCGAGTCGTTTTTCAATCAAATCGCCTTTCTCAATGCGGGGCGTTTTAAAATCTCCGGATTTATAACCATCGGTCGCTTCTCGTGCATCCGATGGAGCGCCTGCGTCATGGCGTCCACCTGGTCGTCGTGAGACACCACCGGGAACTGCAATAGCTCGTGTTCGAAACCTTCAGTCCAGTCAGCAAAAGATCGATGCGGGATGTAAACATTTCCGCTCTCCCAATGCGGCGACACCGCGAAGGCCCGGGCTGATTTCGATCCCGTAGGCTCCACCGGGATGATTCCGGGGATATCATGCCTAAGAGACGCGATAACTGCCGGGCCGTTGGCTTTGTCCTCGATCAGCCGCTCGTGGGCATCAGGGTGTTTCTGGACGAAAGCAACGAACCGCTTGAGCGTCTCGACAAAATCCCACCGCCCGCGTATCTGATCGATGAGGTACGCATCCGCGCCGCTTTGCCCCCAACACTGAGCCACCACGTAGTCCGAGTCCGCCTTGTCTTTGAACGCGCAGTCCATCGACAACAACTTCCGGTCGAAGCGTTTTGGAAGCGCGGTCCAATGCCGAATCCAGTCTTTCTTGAAAATCGCGCCCTCGTCGGGCGACGGGCTTTGCAACATCTGGCAACCGAAGATGTATGAGCCCATCGTCTGGCGCTTGCGGTCCAACTCTTCGCGGCTCAAGAACACAGGCTCGCCGTCAAACTGCCCGTTGCGTGTCGCGGCGTAGATCCGGGGTTTGAAGGCTTGCCGTTCGATCAACGTCGCGTATGTATCGTTATGGTGATAGCGCGTCCCAATGCACCGGGCGCGACCGTTACGCGTCCCGAGGTTCGTCGAGAGAACAAAGGCGTTTGTTGTCTTCTCGATCATGTTTTGTGTGAGCACGCTCTCGGGCGTTACCACATCGTCGTAAACCAGCAGATCGAAATGGCGACCGATAGGCTGTCCGTCCACGAGGCCCCAAGCTTCGATCGTGGCCTCCTTGGGGTTGCCGCGCCTCTGCACCACCAGCCCCTCGTCTTCCGACCAGGTGCGCCTTTCCCCTCGCGCTGGCGGCATAATGTGCGGGAAAAGAACCTGCAGGCGGCGATTACCCTCGAACTCGCGCTTGATCTGGCGCAGGAAAGACTTGGCGATGCCCCGGGAGTGGCTGAAAATTCCGATGGTTATTTCCGGGTTTTTAAGAACTTCCTGGATCGTCAGGCCGACCGTGATGATGGAGCTTTTGAAATGCTCCCTAGCCCAAAGGTCCAGATATCCATCAGGGGCCCCTTCTACTTCGCGGCAGCGATCATAAAGCCAGTCATTATTTATGTCCGAGCGACCAAGACCGCACAGCAACAAGCAGAAGAGGTCTTCTTTCAGTAGGGCGTGCGCAAAATCGTCGCCCTTTGGTAGCCATATTTCGTACTGCTTTAGAGCCTCATCTCTGGTCACGCGGCACCCTTGCCGCCTTTACCGCCTCCAGCATCGCGGCTACTTCCGGAGATATCCCTGTGCTCACTTTTATCGGCGGTCCGTTGTCGTCGCCAGATACTTGCAGGGGTAAAATCTTGCCTACGAGCGACAGGAATGCAGCCGGCGAACCTTGCGCCTGACCTGCCAAATAATCCACCCCTCCGGCCTTATCCAGCGCGGACAGGATCATGTCTTTGAGTTGAGCGGTGGTTTTATTAGGCGCGCCCTTTCTGCGCCCGCCTGTTTTCGGAGTACCCTTACGCCTACCGACCATTTTTATTTCTTTCTGTTTTAGAAATTATTTTTTCCCCCAAATACAAAAGGCCAGCCGCCCTTGATGGACGCTGACCCTTTAAAATGAAAAAGCCCCGGAGATTTTCCGGAGCCGCTGACACCTCTACCTATGAAAATATTTTTATCACATCGCAGATCAAGATGCCAACAAAATAATTCCCTCCCCTATAAGTTCAGCCTCAAGCGCCCGCCTAGCTTTGCGTAATCGCTCCAGGTCGTAGGCGTTGAAAGTAGCTTCGTGCGCCTCTTTGATGTACCAGGCGTAGAAGCAACTATCTCCATGCCGGTCAAACACATCATGCCTGCCGGCGATCATGAGAATTGACAGCGCTAATACATGCGCCTGATAACCATCCGTGCTGCAGGATGCTTTCGGCTGCATGCTCATCGCTCGCCCAAAAATCCATCCTTCAGCCTCAGTCGCAGCCCACGACAGAGCAGCGCCAGCGGAAGCGAAGGGCTTCACGCCACCTCCTCCATCTCGATGACCACATGCGGGTATGCGTCCGCGTACTCTTTGCGGATCGCCAGGCGCACAATCTGCGAGTCATCCTTGTACAATACCCCGCGCAGCGCATCCTTCACGGCCTTGCCAAGGTTGTCGGTATCGGGCTTCCTGGTGTGATGCGTGATCTTTTTCGGCAGCGTCTTGGGGCGTTGCAGGCGGAACACCATGCTCACCTGCAAGGCTCCTTCGTGGATCTCCGGTAAGCCGCCCAGGGCTTGTAACACCTGGGCTTTGACATCGTTCTTCCAGGACTTGGAGCTTGCCGGATCGTAAGCCCTGACAAAGCCGCCGATACGCGCAAACCGTGGCCTGGCTTGCGCTACCGGGCTGCCGATTACCGTGAAGGTGTGGTGGGTCACGCGCCTTGGGCCTTCTGCAGCGGGAGTTCTCCTTGCTGCGCGGTAATGGTGACGTTCACCGGCAACTCCTGCATCGCCATCAGATCTTGCAACTCCGCGATGCCCTTCTCGGTCGGGACGAACTCGATCATGACTTTCGCCACAAGGCGGATGCCGTCCTTGTCCTCCTTGCGCCCGGTCGAGATGTTTTTGACCTCCCCGCTGATCCTCACTGTGTTCGCCATTCAAAGTTCCTTTCGTGTGTAATTTCAACGCTTTTCAGCGTGTGGTTATGCGTCGATCATTGCCTTGTAACTCAATCACTTTGCACATCCCGGCGATGCGGGAAGCGATGCGGTCGCCGACGCGTTCCGCGATTTCGCCGATGGAAAAGTTCGAGGTGATGATCGTTTGCTTGATCGCCACGTAGCGCCGCTCGATGATGAGGTTGAGCGATTGAACAGTAAATTCCGAAGGCTTTTCCACGCCCAGATCGTCAAGAACCAACACTCCGCATTCGTCAGAGTACCGATCTATGATTTCCTCCTCCGAAAATCTTGCTCTATCGCGAAAGGATTGCCGCAGAGAAAGCATCAGCTCCGCAGCGGAGACAAAACGAGGTCTTGGTCTTGATGTCTCCCGCAACACCGCCACGGCCAAGTGCGTTTTCCCGGTGCCGGTCGGGCCATGAAGAAAAAGCCCGTTTTTTTCGCCTTCAAAAAGAGCCTCACATTGCTTCCAAACGAACGAATTAATTGATGATTTGTCCGCTGCCAGAAACATTTCCGGGACTTCCGCATTCTCCAGCCGCAGGTGCTTCCGCACCAGGATTTCCTTCTCCGTCGGCGTCGGGGGAGTCTCGCACGGTGGTTCCGATTCCGGAGTATTTGTCCAAGAGCTTGGCCACAGACCGAGGCCGCTGCCCTCCTTGTGCATCCTCTTGATATTGCTCATGATTCCCTTTAATGTTTCGTCCTTGATCTGTTCGAGCGGATCCGCCGGATCGTCCTTGACCAGCCTGATCGCCTTGCCCGTTTCCTCGTCCATTCGACCCTCCAGGCCCAGCGTTTAGGTACTTTTCAAACTTCGCGTCGCTGCCGAACAGCGTGTCAGGGCTGAGATACGCTGACATTTTCGCGTCCTCCTTCCATCGCGAAGCCATGTTGTCGACCACGCGCTTGAACTTTTCGATGTCGGGCGCTCGTGCCCATCGCGCCTTGAGGTGCTTCACGGTCTGCGCGGTGTCCGGGCTGAACGCCTTGCCAGTTTTCAGGTTCAGGTAGTCGATGATTTCCGCTACCGGTGCGCTTCTGGCTTGCGGTTGAGGCTTCTTGGGCGGTGTGGTTTCTGAAAATTCATCGACATGCGGCTCCGAATCCGAAGCGACAGGAGGGTCGGGCGGCTCTGTGCCCGACGATGAGTTCTTTGAATCAGGAATCAGAGAATCAGGAATCAGAGAATCAGCAGGAGTGGCACCATGCAACTCTGGTGCTTGTACCGTGCTTGCACCAGAGTCCTCTGGTGCTTGTACCGCTTTACCATCATGTGAGCCGGGTGCCTGTTCTGGAAATGGCGGCAAATCGCTTGCTTTTTCGTTCATGTGCGGGTTTTGGTGACGCGTGAATCCGGGAATATCCAGATATTCTTTGCCGTCAACCTCGTACTTGCGTACAAGCCCTTGCGCTTCGAGTTCGCCTATGAGCGCCGGGATTTCCACGTTGTCGCATGGAAAGATTTCGATCTTGATCCGCTTGGGGCGATACTCAAGCCGCCCTTTCCGGTCGGCTATCATCCATAGGCCAGGGAAAAGGAGTCGCGCCGCAAACGAACACTCCATAAGCTGTTCGTTTTTGTAAAAACCTGGCTTTATGTTCCGCGCCCTCATTTATTTTCCCTCTTTAACGCCGCGCCTATCTCTCAACGCGGCAAGCTTTTCGTCCTGAGATGATGCCGTCATGTGTTTAAACCAGCGCATCCTGCGTTATTCCTTCCTTGTCGAAAAAACCCTTGCATTGCCTTGCATTGCCCGGCCATACCATGCCCGACCTAGCCTCTCCCCGCCGCGCCTTGCCTTGCACAGCCGCACTACGCCGCTGCAACCTCAACCTTTTCTGCAGACCATGAGGAAATTCCAAACTTACCAAACGGCCCCTTTCGCGCTGGCCGGTAGTCTCCAAGTCCAACCCTGCTTCCGGCGCACTCAACGAGTTCCCTGACAAAGTCCTCATGGAACATGCAGTCGTCTACTTCCAGCGTGAAGCCGCATGACCATGAATCAAGACGCGGGCGGTGACACATAATGCGCCCGCCTGTTGACGGGATAACCACGGAGCGGGAATCAACCTCGAATTCTTTTGTGTCGAGACAGCACACTATATCCAGCAGAGATACACCCGCAGGGATGAGGCTGGATTTTTGCGTGGTAACGGAACGCTTGCCGGTTTTAAGGAAAGAGCCAGCCTGGATTAGACAAGCAAAAATGTTTGGCCCAGGGATGTAAAGATTGCCGTCTTGGTCGGCATAAGCCTTCTTTCTTGCTTGTTCGCGTGGGGATAGTTTTGATTTCGGTTTCACCGCAGATGAAATACCGGAACTGACTTTTATTTCCGCTTCCTCTGTAAATCGGTTCATCAACAACGATGTACGTCCTTTAATCTCGACGTTAATCAGAAGCATTCAAAAACCTCCTAGGATTGGTTTGCCTTACATCGCCTTGCCATGCCCTGCCCAGCCCTGCCAGGCCGCGCCGCCGAACAACAACCTAAACTCACTTGCCTCTCACTTTCCCCAAGCCCCGCAACCTCAGAAATGCGCTCCCCTATCCACCTCATCACCGACACCGCCATCGAATTTCCGATTGCCTTGTAGCGCGGGCCATCGGCCGCGGGCTTGCCACGACGGAAGGGGACTAAAGTGTAATCATCGGGAAAACCCTGCAGGCGCTCGCATTCCACGGGCGTGAGTCTGCGAACGCCGCGATGCTGGCTTTGAGAGAAGGCCACGCAGCATTCCAGCCCCTGATTCCGTCCAACAGGATGTGTTACGTCTCCTGATACGTCAGGGTCTTGTGAACCGTGGAAGGCTATGGGCGCGGCAACAAGCAGCCCTTCCCTGCCCTTGTTATCGCCATACTGGTTTCCGGTGAGTGCGGGAGTTACAACAAGATTTTGTTTGCCTGTTCCATCTTCCGAGGCGTCAAATCCTTCGCCGCGCAATGTCGAGGCAACGACGAGGTTTTGGCATTCATCGCCAGCAGGCCCGCCTGTTCCTTTGGCCCACTTGCTTGCTACGGTTCCGCTAACCTGAAAATATCCGCTTGCGGCGTACTCCGGACGCCCTCCAACACCGCCGCTGTAAGTGCCTGCCGCGAAGGTTCCGGCGATTTGCAGATGTCCGCCTGCCGCCTGCTCTGCCCCTATTTGATACCCGCGCTTTCCTTTAGCGCCTCCAACAAGGGTTCCGGCAACTTCCTTCCCCTTGCCTCTGCGCGTCTCAGTATTCCCCGACAGGCTGTAGCGCTCAAAAAGTACCGCCGCGGCACGTCTCCAGTCTCCAAGATATCCGACAACGAACACGCGACGGCGCCGCTGTGGGACTCCGAAGTACTGAGCGTTACAAATTCTGTAGGCGAACCCATACCCGAATTCCCCCAACGCCCGCAGGAAGGCTCCAAATACCCACCCTCTGTCAATCGACAGGACGCCAGGGACGTTCTCCCAAACCACCCAGGTGGGCCGATATCGCTCAACAATCGCAAGATATGTGAGCGTGAGGTTGCCACGCGGATCATCCATTCCTTTTCGGAGTCCCGCGACGCTGAAGGACTGACAGGGACTTCCTCCAACAATGACATCAAGATTTGCATAGTCAGGCCACCCGCTGAATTTAGTTACGCATCCGAGGTTAGGGACGTCGGGGTAGTGGTGTTTGAGTACCGCACACGGGAACGGTTCGATTTCAGCGAACGCGACGGGTTCCCATCCGAGGGGTTGCCAGGCAACCGACGCCGCTTCGATACCGGAAAAGAGGCTGAGGTATCTCACGCCGCGCTCCTCGCTTTCCTGTTCGCTTCTCTGCGTTTTGCCCGCTCCCTGCTGCACGTCAGGCAATACCTGACGCCGCTGCTCTTCGTTATTACCCAGTCGTTATGGCCGTGTATGCAGACTTTCTCTAAGTTTGACGTGTCTATTTTTTTTTGCTCGCTTTTTGCCGCATACATTTCCATTTGCCTTTCCCGCCCGATCTTGCAGTTGCGGCAATCATTCGTTTCCCAATTAAGCGGGCTGCCTGGCGGATAGGCAGGCGCGGACATGCGCTTCTTTTTGCACTCCTCCGCGCGATCCGGCGTAGCGTTAGGGCAGGTCATGGCGCGTCATCCCCGCTCGGGCTGTCTTTCACCGTTTCGCCTCCTCTACCACCTGCATAAGTTCCGGGAGCATCGCCTCCAACATCGACAGCGCTCTATCCTTCCGCGCCACCTTGTCAGTCAGATGGCGGTCTATCAGCCAGTAAATGATGAGATGCCCGCGGGGCGCGGTTGCGTCGATCAAGGCAGAGAGTTTTTCCAGTGGAAAGCGGCGCCCTTCGGTCCCAGCGATGATCTGCGTCAGTTCCGGCGGGGACATGTCGAGATCGGCCGCGACATGCTTTACCGGCCTGCCGCAGGAATAGACCACGTGCGCGATCAGTTCCTTGAGTGTTTCGAATCTTGGCGGTTCAAACGATAGAGTCACGTCCACCAGTTAATCCTTGTCATAAAAATTAACTCGCATTAACAGTTCCGCCGGTGCTAAAACGCCGCGCATGAAAACGTCAGTCCATCGCCAGCCAAATCAACATGGCTACCAACGCGCCAGATGCGGCAATCTCTATTCCGGACATGGTTGGGCCTCAGTCTCTGAGAGCATCAACTATGCCCCTGAAGACAAACAGGCATATCGCGACGACAGAAGCCACCGCGAAGACGCCAATTACGCCTATCAAAAGCCCCATGATTGTCTCTATCGCCGTCTCAATCACCCCCCCACCTCACTCGCCGGAGGCTTTCTTGAAGTCGTCGGGGAAGAGCAATTCTTCCAGGGTCACAGCGCCGCCAGTAAGAGCCGAGGCTTTACGGGCGTTTTCGGGCCCAAACCGATATTTGCCGCGAAGCACATCGGAAACCGTCATAGCGGACACGCCCATTTGGCGCGCAAACTCCGCCTGCGATATTCCCGCACTTACTATCCAATCGTTGAGGGTCATGCTGATCACCTCCAGAAAAACATATAAGGGATACCCTTATTAATGTCAAGAGAAAAACAAGGCCTTCCCTTATATGCGGACATAAAGGAATCCCTTATGATTGAAAACATGAGCAAGAGAATGAA